GTCACCCGTCAGCTTGAGCTGCCTATGGGCGCGAATAATGCGGCTATTGCGTCAAGCAGGAACGGTCTTGCTATCAGAGTCGTATATGACTACGACATCAAGCACAAGACCGACCGCGTCAGCTTTGATATCCTGTACGGTGTCAAGACCCTTGACAGCGACATGACCGCAAGGCTGGTGGGCTGATATGACGGAGCAGAACAAGGCCGACCTTATAGCCCGGATGCGCGTGATGTTGGGTAAGGAAATGTCGCTGCCGGCTGCCCGGTATCTGCTGGATAGCGTCGAGTCCAAGGTATTGCGATATACCAAGCGGCATGAGCTTGTCCCCGGTCTTGATCTGCTTGTGGCAGAGATAGCCGCGCAGCGTTACCGCACGCAGCAGCCGGGCTCTACCAATGCGGCGCAGACCGTTGCAAGCATAACGGACGGCGACCAGAGCGTGAGCTTTAAGCACAGCGACTCAGACCTCGCAACAACGGCGGAACTGAGCGACAGCGAAAAGGTGATGCTCAACGAGTGGAGGAGGCTTTTCTGGTGAAGATCCCCGACGCCTTCAGACGCGCACAGCGCGCCGTATTTCAAGACAAAGCAGTCGAGCACTATAAGACCGTCAAACAGACGGGAACGCTCGGCAGCGAAACAGTGAAGCCCGCAGAAACACCTGCGGGCTCTTTTACTGTCAACTTCCGACTCGTTACCGACGCTATGCAGGCGCAGGAATGGGGGCTGCAGTGCAACAAAGACGCCACTTTTTCAACATCCGATACGCTCGCTGTCGAGAAGGGCGACTATGTGAAATACGGTGGCGCTTATTACCGAATCACCGAGATCCAGCCGCACGACAGCCACACGCTGTATCTTTGCAAGGCGGTGAGCCGATGAGCATTGAAATTAAGGGTCTCGGCGAGCTGGCTAAAAAGCTCGCAAAGCTCGGCGGCACTGATACCGCTATTTCAAACGGCACGCGCGAGGCGGCGCGAATAGTCAACAACAGCGCAAAAGAGCTGTGCCCGGTAGAGAACGGCGACTTGCGCGCGTCGCTGCATACCGACTACAAGCGCGAGGGTAGCAAGCATATCGGCAGCGTATTGACCAATGTTGAATACGCCGCCTATGTGGAATTCGGTACAGGTCCTAAAGGTAACGGCACATATCCTTATGAGCTCCCGGGCGGGATCCATTACAAGGCGGACAAGTGGCGCGGCAAAATCCCTGGTGTCGGCTGGCGAATGATAAGCGGACAAAAGGCGCAGCCGTATCTCTATCCTGCGCTTATAAACAATCGCGAGGCAATACTCGAGTGCTATAAGCGCGCGATACAGCAGGAAATAAATCGTAAAGGCGGTCAGAAAAATGGTTGATATCGAACAGGTGACTTATGATGTGCTTTCACTCGCCGTACCGGGTGTGAAATGGTCTGCGGAATATCCGCAGAGTTTTGAACGGCACGGTTTGATAAAGCAGATGGATAACTCCGTTAAAATGCCATCCTCTTCGCGTCCGGATCATTTTTCCCGGATCGCCGTGCAGATCCAGGTGTGGATGGCGACGCCGGAGGGCAGAAACGAGGTCGAGAGACAAGTCGACGATGCAATGCTCCGCCTCGGTCTGCTTCGCGGCAGTCCTAACCACCTTGAGGACGAACAGGAGGACGGTACGGTGTTATACCGCACCGTCCTGCTTTATAACGGAGTCTACGACAACAACACGAAGCGGTTTTACCGCAGTTAATAAGGAGGTAAGTACAAATGGAAGATTATCAGACTTCTATAGGCGTGATTCTGGAAATGGGCGCGAGCGCAGAAGCGGCAGCTGAAGTTCCCGGTCTGCTTGATTTTCCCGATATGCTCGGCGAATCGGACAAAATCGACGTGACCACGATGAAGGACACGCAGAGAAAGTATAAGCCCGGGCTTTCCGACCCCGGGGATATGGCGTTTACTTTCGGCTATGAGGGGATGAAGACCGGCACGAACTGGGCGACCCTCAAGGGAGCTAAGGATGCAGACAAGACCTTTATTCTGCTGTTCCCGGACGGTTCCGGTTTCACATGGACAGGCAGAGTGTCACTTTCGATGCCCGGAAAGGGCGTCGCAGAGGCGCTGACCTTTACTGCAAAAATCACTCCATCGTCGGATATAGAGGAATATACCTCGTCCGGCGGCTAAAGAACACATCGGCGGGGGAAACTCCGCCGAAAATTTAAAATAAGGAGACAACAACTATGCTTACTGCGTGTAATGCACCTTTTTATAGATTGACCGCCGGCGAGAAGGAGTACAAGCTCAAGCTCACGACGGCGACAAAAATCGAAGTGGAAGACCGTATAGGTTGCAGCCTGCTTGAAGCTCTTGACAAGCTGGCATACACCAAGGTCTTTGCAGTGACCCTCTGGGGCGCGCTGCAGAAATACCAGGCGAATATGACGCTCCCCAAGACATATGAGCTCATCGATGCGCTTGAAGCCGAGGGCTTTACCCTCGAGGACAGAGCGGACACATTCCTCGGCATTATGAAGGTGTCCGGTTTTTTTACACCGGAACAGATAGCGGACATGGAGCGGGAGGACGAGGAGACGGAGTAATCTTCTCCTCGTCCTTCTCCTCGGCGACCGAATGGGTCGCAGATCTCAAACCTCGCGCTTTTGCGGTCGAGATAACCCCGGACGAATTCTGGAGCATGTCGGCCGGAGAGGTTGAAGACCTTATATCCGCAAGGCAAAAGGCAGAAAATGAGCGGCGTAAATGGCAGTTACAGCTGATATGGAATCTCGGACAGCTCAATTCTTTCGCGTTTAACGACCCGAAAAAATATCCTACGCTTGAAAAGGCGTTCCCGTCAGCTTTCGGCATGCAGCAAACCGGGTGGATGGTAATCAAAGCTCGGATGTCCGCTTATGCCAAATCAAAAAACGCCGCAAGAAACGCCGCAAGGCACAGGGCAGGTGAAAAAAATGACAGTTGAAGAACTGCAAGTACTGATTACAGCAAACACCAAGGACTTTAACGCCAAGATTGATAAGGCGAACAAGAGGCTGGGGTCGCTCGAACAGCAGGCAACGCGCACGGGAGCGGGTGTCGGAAAGCTTTTTACAGGCTTAAAAACGGCCGCTGCCGTTGCGGCTATACAAAAAGTAGTGAGCGAAGTCAAGAAGCTGACGGACGCATACGCGGAAAACGAAGCCGCGCAGATGGGCTTGTCGAGCATATTAACTGCGCAGGGAAAAGACCTGAACGCCGCGAAAGCGTGGCTCAAATCGTACACTAAAGACGGTCTTATCCCGATGATGGACGCTTACACCGCGTATAAGAGACTCGCGGCGGCAGGGTATTCCGACGAGCAGACACAGTCCATACTGACCAACCTGAAAGACTCGGCGGCATTTAACCGTCAGGGCAGTATGACGATGGGCGAAGCCATCAAGAGCGCAACCGAAGGTATCAAAAACGAAAACAGCATTCTTGTCGACAACGCCGGCGTTACAAAAAACCTGTCCGTTATATGGGACGAATACGCGGCATCGATAGGCAAGACTGCAGCAACGCTGACCGACGCAGAAAAGCGCATAGCCACGACACAAGGCATCATGCGGGAGACGGCATTCCAGACCGGGGATGCTGCGAAATATTCGAACACCCTCGCAGGAGCGCAGGCCGCTTTGAAAGCTCAGACAAAAATGTTGTCAAGTGCGCTCGGGTCGATGTTTGCGCCGGCTTTGCAGCAGTGTATTCCGCAGGTCACGGCGTTGCTTGAAAGATTGACCGCTCTCGCCGAAAAAGCCGGGCAAGTTATGGCTATATTGTTCGGCACGTCGAGTGCAACGAGCCGGACATCGTCAAACACCGCCAAGCTTGCCAATAGCACACAGCAAGTGTCCACAAACCTCGGCAGTGCGGCGAAAAAGGCGAAGGATTATAAAAACGCTTTGCTCGGCATCGATGAAATCAATCGTCTCGGAACGCCGGATACCGGATCTGATAGCGGCAGCGGAGGCGGAAGCAGCACAACGGTATCAAGCGGGGGGAACAATTTCAACAGCCCGCTGTCTAACGCTAACAATGTTATTGACCCGAAGCTTGCAGAGCGCGCAGAGGAGCTGAAGCAGAAATTCAAGAAGGTCAGAGAAGAGCTTGAAAAATGGGAACCGGCGTTTATCGGAGCCGGTACTGCAATAGGTTCGTTCCTACTTATTTTTGAAGGCGCCAAGCTTTTCAAAAAGATAAAAGACCTCGGGGGAATTGTTTCCGCTTTTAAGTCTTTAAAGTTCGTGAGCAAGCTGTCTACAATAGGCGCGAGCATCAAAGGTGTTTTTACTGCATTAGGTACTGCGCTTGGCGCAAGTGCCGGAGCTGCGACTGCCGTAGGTGTTGCTGTGGTTGCTGCGGTAGCCGTGGCAATTGCGGCGGTGGTTTTACTGATAGTCTATTGGGACGAAGTGAAAGCAGCTGCTAAAAAGGCGTATGACTGGATAAAAGAAAAATGGTCGTCTTTGGGTGAATGGTTTAAAAGCAATGTTTCCGAACCGATAAAAGAAACGTTTTCAAAAACATGGGATAAAATCAAAGACGTCTTTTCTCCCGCTACTGAATGGTTTGGAACTTTGTTTGGTAGCGTAAAACAGACGTTCGACGATGTTTTCTACGATATCGGCGTTATAGCAAAGGGTTGTTGGGAAATTGTAAAAGCGGCTTGGGACATAGCGGGATCATGGTTTAAAGAAACCGTAATTGGCCCGGTTTCCAACTTCTTCGGCGGAATGTGGGAAAGCTTGAAATCAAAGGCGAAGGACGCCTGGGAGGGTGTTAAAACGGCTTTTTCACCTGTTGTAACTTGGTTTAAGGATAAGTTTACACAAGCGTGGACAGCAGTCAAAAATGTTTTCAGTGTAGGCGGAAAAATTTTTGACGGCATTAAAGAGGGCATAACTGCAGCATTCAAAGCTGTTGTTAATGCAATAATCGGGGGTATAAACAAGGTTGTTGCAATACCGTTTAATGCCATAAACAAGTCGATCGATAAGCTGAGAAATGCAAATATACTCGGCCTGTCGCCATTTGCAGATTTGCGCGACATATCGATACCTCAAATTCCAAAGCTTGCAACTGGTGCAGTAATTCCGCCGAACAGAGAGTTTATTGCGATGCTCGGCGACCAGAAAAACGGCACGAATATCGAAACGCCGGAGAGTTTGCTGCGAAAAGTCGTCAAGGAAGAAAGCCGCGGCAGTGATGGCGGCGACTGGCATATACAGGTCGTGCTTCCTGACGGTACGATAAAAGGAGAGGCTATAGTAACCGCTGTTCAGAGATATAATCAAAAGAGCGGAAGAACAGTTATTCCATGCGACATATAAAAAGCAGCCCCTCTGAAAGGGGCTGCTTTCAATATGAAACAAAGGAACCGTAGAGAACTTTATCTTCAATTTCCGCATATGTAAGACTTGTTCCTTGTGAAGCGTAAGACATCTGAATTACAAAATCGCTGCGTAACTGTGCGCCGTAGGAGTTTTGTGAGTCAACCCACGCGCTGACCGTAACAGTGTCTTTATAGCGCGATACAATCCATGCGCTTGTATCCGTGAGGTTGGGGAACGACGCGGCTGATGGAGTCTTGAGGTATTGCTTAACATGTTGTTCTGCCATGCCCTTGTAATAATTTGACTCGTAGGAACTGAGATAGTAATCTTCAATGTTTGCGAGGGCTCCGCCTTTTTTGGAGTTGAACAGCTCGACTCCGCCGCTCGAAATGTAACTCGTCTTTCCATTGGAAACGACAAGCGTTCCGGATATCTTATCGTTCGAAAATTTAAAGCTTTTATCTGTCGAGTTTGATGATAATGATTCAAAGTAAATCGGAGTGGAAATTCCCACTTTTTTAAAGTCGTTTATAACTTTTTGAGCCTGTTCATCCGAGAGGTCAGCATAGAGCTTAAGTGCTTGGACTGAGACGTCGCCAATATTTTGCGACGCAGCGGCTTCTGTCATCGGCGGCTCGCTCGTCTTGTTTTTGTCCTTGCTTTTATCTTTGCTTGCTTTCTTTTCTTCTTTAAGTTGTGATTCGGCGGCAAGCTTTGAATCATATTCAGATCTCTCTTCGGGGGTCATGTTGTTGTAGTTGGTTTGCGCCCCACAAAACATGAATATGGTAGATGCAACAAAGCAAATCAAAGCTGCAACGACAAAATTCTTGCGGGGCTTCTTCTTGAAGATTCGCACAACTGCAATTACTAAAAAGGCGATTACGCCTATCGCAGACAAAAGACCAAGTCCAAAAAGAACATTATCCATATTATTTTTCTCCTTTTTCTTTTTAATTTATCATGTTTTATTTTTTATGTCAAGAAAGAAGGTGGGACAGCAGTGGCAACCGCTTTTAATCCCGGCGACAATCCGATAGCTACCGTGGACGGCGTAACTATGCCGGTATATCCTGACTCGGAGGACGGATATAAATGGGAGCTTGAGGACGCTTCGGCCAGCGATGCAGGGCGTACCGAAGATGTCGTCATGCACAAAAAACGCATAGGGCAGACCGATGCGGTAACGCTTAAATTTTCCGGGTTGTCCATAGCGAACGCGAGCAAGATCCTGAAAATGTTCAATCCGGAGTATATAACGGTCAAGTACTTAAATATGCTCGAGGGCGGATATGTAACAAAAGAGTTTTATGTCGGCAACAGAAGTGCGCCGCTGTACAACAGCAGTCTGAATGTTGTTGACAATGTGACCTTTAAAATCGTGGCGCGAAAGGGGTGATGTCATGTATCCAATAACTTCTGCCGGGCTTGCGGCTCTGCGAGAGGATGTAGTGCAGTCCGTCAATATCCTCTGTACGCCTACCAAGGGCACGGCATTTAATATCACCGACAAGGACATCATCGGCGCGGTAACGGTGGACTGGTCGAGCGTCACGGGCGGCAAGCTTGATTTGGGCTCGGCGTGTATGTCAGAACTGAGTTTTACTCTTGAGAATACCGACGGCACGTTTGACGACAAGGTGTTCGAGGGCGCACAGCTGTATGTCACTACGAGCTTTCCCGCAGGCTCGACAAAGGAGACAGTGCCTATCGGCTATTACACGGTGGACAGCCCTCCGCGCAAGCTCAGAAGCATCAAAATAACGGCTTATGACCGCATGGCGAAGTTTAACCGAGCCTATGATACTGAGCTTGCCTATCCTGCAACGCTGTATCAGATAGTCGCCGATGCCTGCACAAAGTGCGGGGTGTCGCAGAAGCTTCCGACAAACACTTTGCATCGGGGTGTATCGATACCAAAACGCCCGGAGGCGGACAATCTGACCTATCGTCAGGTGCTTGTCTGGGCTGCGGAGCTTATGGGCGTGAGCTTGTATATCGACTATGACGGCAAGCTGACAGGCGGGTGGTATGCGACAAACGCCAAGCACACGGTTATAAAAGCTTCGGATCGTTTTACTTCCGGCAATACAGACTTTGCCGAAAACAACATAGTGTTCTCCGGCGTGCGCATCGTCGGAAACGACGAGAACAAGACAGAGTACCTCGCTGGCACAAAGGACTATGCCTTTAACATCGAGGGCAATCTTCTTGCGCAGAGTGATATGAATCTCAGCACACTGGCGGCGGAGCTCAAAACCGCGCGATGCAGTCTTACATACACTCCGATGTCCTGCACGACGCACTCCTTTCCGCACCTCAGACCGCTCGATGTTATGAACTTTGAGACGGCGCAGGGGACGAAAAAGGTCGTGCTGACAAATGTCAAGTGGCAGTCACAGAACCGCTGCACGAAGCTCGAGGGCAAGGGCGAAACGGCAACGCAGTCGGGATATGCCACAATGGGCGCGTTTACACCGAAGCAGCAGGCGGTACTCGAGCAGACCCGCGCTCAACAGGCGGCGCAAATCAACGACTACGAACAGGCGACACTCGCACTGAATGAGACCATCGCAAATAGTATGGGCTTATATGTCACGCGGAAAGCAGACAGCAGCGGCGCGGTAATTACTTATTACCACGACAAGCCTACGCTCGAGGGGAGCAACACTATCTACTGCCGCAACGCCGGTGGTTATGCCTGGACTAATAACGGTTGGAACAACGGATCCCCGAACTGGGAGTACGGTGTATCAAAAGACGGTGATGCGGTTATCCGAAGCATTGCCGCAAACAAGATTTCCGCGAGTTATATCACGACGGATATCCTTTCGTCGCCGACCGGGAAGTTTTCTTTTAACTTGGACACGGGTCACATCGAAGCCTCTGATATCAACATCACTGGCGGCGATATAAACCTTGACGGCGGAATGTTGTCTGTTAAAAGTTCTGACGGATATCGAGTTGATTTATCGTCAGGTTCTATCGAACTTTATCAGGGCGCGGGCAGCAATTCGGACGCTGAAAAAAAGTACATGGGCGTCGGAAATACATTGATATATAAATCCGTTGATGATGTCCTTTTGTACGCTACTTTTGCATCAGCCGATTATTCGCTTGGCGGTCATTCAAACGGAGGTTTTAGGTTCGGAAAATCGCTTAATAATGGTCGCGACTTTGACACCACTGCAAAGCCGTATTCTGAGATGGAAAAGGCATGGACTTATGATTACATGCGCGTAGAGTATGATGCGACATATATTCGCCGATTGCTGTCTGTCAATGAAATGGGATATGCGACCGACGCAAGAGAATATCTCGCATATCGGGCTACAGGATTTAATGCGCAGCTGGTCAAATTTACTACAGACTTCGGCGCGTCGTTAGTGGCAGGAGTTCCTGCCTTTTCCGTGCGTGTGAGAGACAACACAACGCAGAGAAACGATTATGTTCGCGCTGATGTTTTCGCGGCGCAGAGCGACCGGGCGGAAGTCAGATTAACAGACCCGAGCGGCAACGCGTACAGACTGACATTTACTCAAAGCGGCATAGCGTTTTGGTCAAATACAACCGGTTCGAAAAAACTCGCTTTCGCATAAGGAGGACGACATGACAAAAGCAGAAATCGAACAGAAAATCGCTGAAGTGCGAGCGCAGGGCGAAGCCTTGCAGAAACACAACGCGCAGCTGATACAGCAGATAGAGGTCAATAAAGTCGAGCTTGCCAAAGTTTGCGGCAAAATCGAACTGTTGTCCGATATGCTCTCAGAACTCGAAAAAACGCCCGTGGAGGGCGAGAATGGGGAGGCGGGAAAAGATGCAGATAAGAACGATAACGGTTGACTATGCCCGCCCTCGCGGGTATGACGTTGGATATCGAGCGGAGAACAACTTCACGGAGTTATCCCTCCCCGTTCCCGCAGAGCTTGAGGGCGCAGACAGCTACCGCGTCTACTTTGAGTCGACGGTCGGCGAGTATCTGCAAACCGAGCTGTTGACTCCTACGGACGGCTATGTGACGGTCAAAATCACGAGCGATATCGTGCCAGAACCCGGCAACATGGCAGCGCAGCTTGTCGCCTTTGCGGACGGCGAGATAGTCGGCTATGCGCCGAGGATAACAGGCACTGCAAAGGTGTCAATCCCGGACGGCACAGAGCGGTTGAGTCACAGCCTTGCCGCCGAAATAGCGCTTAACACCGCCGCACGGCATTCGCACGAAAACAAGCTGGTGCTTGATAAGTTTGACGACTCAAACGGCATTTTGACCTATGACGGCAAAGCCCTCGGCGGAGGCGGCGCAGGAGGTTATGCTATCGGTGACGGTTTAAAGGTGAAAAACGGCAAGCTGTCCGTCGATACCGCGACTTCTGCCGAGCAAGACAATACTAAGCCGATAACGTCGGGAGCAGTCTACACGGCTGTTGGAAATATCAATGCGCTTTTAGCAACAATCTAAGGAGGCTAATATATGAGCACACAGACAGAAATCACCAGACTGCAAAACGCGAGAAATAAGATAAGGACATGGCTTGTCGGGTTGGGGCTTGCCACAAGCACGGACAAGCTTGACGAACTCGCAACTAAAGCCGCCGCTATCAAGAATCAGGGGGCGGTTGACGCGAGCGTCAAAGAGGGCGAGAGCTATACTATCCCCGCCGGATATCACAACGGCAGCGGTACAGTTAAAGGTGTCTCGGGCGGCGGCAATTACAACTTGCAGACAAAATCCGTAACGCCGACCAAAGAGCAACAGTCCATATCTCCCGACCAAGGTTACTACGGCTTATCGGCGGTTACAGTCGGCGCAATCCCCGAAAACTATCAGGATGTTAGCGCAACAACCACCGAAGAGGGCGATGTTCGTGCCAATAAGGTATTTATTAAGTCGGACGGCACAACTGCTACGGGTACTTTAACCGATAACGGTGCTGTGTCAAAGGTTCTCGACGCCACTAAGGGCAACCAGTCTTACACTGTCCCTGATGGCATACATAACGGCAAAGGTGCAGTGAGCATAGTGCTCGAAAACAAGACCGCCACACCTACTAAAGCGGCGCAGGATATCACCCCGACGGCGGGCAAGGTGCTCGGCAAGGTCTCTGTGGCAGCTATCCCCGCCAAATATCAGGATGTTAGCGACGTAACCGCTGCTGCCGGAGATGTCGTGGAAGGGAAGAAAATAGTCGCCGCCGATGGCTCGGTCGTTGAGGGTACTATGGCGGACAACGGTACTCTGACAGGGACGATAGACGGCTTGACGACGACCAGTTACACCATACCCGCAGGCAAAACCTCGGGCGGCACAGTATCACTTACTAACGCAATTGAAACAGCTCTTGCAGCGATTTAAGGAGGCGCTTGCATATGAGTATAAGCTCAAACCTTGAGCGCATAAATGGCGCAAAAAGCACTTTGAAGACTTATCTAACTGATAACAATGTGGCGGTTCCGGACGGGACTAAAATTGATGCTATGGCAGAGCTGTTGAGCGGAGTAAGTGTCGACAAAATCAACCACGCAGATATTCCAAGCTACGTAAAATCTGAGGCGCTGGCGGTGGCGGAAAAGGTTAAAGCGGTGATGAAAGCCGACAGCATTGTGTTTCTTGCGATATCAGACTTACACCACACTGGACCGCAGGTAGATAGCTGGCAGACGAACATTAACGCGGGCAATCTGCACGCTTGCCAAGCCCTAAAGGTGCTATCTTATAGTCTCCCGCAGATTGATTTTGCGTGCATGCTCGGTGACGTAACTTTTGGCAACGCCAAAACCACGACCGAGCTAATGCAGCAGCAATTCGACCAAATCAACGGATGGCTCGGCGAGGCGTGGAAGAATATTCCACAGCTTCGCACGGTAGGAAACCATGACACTGGCGAATACAGCACACTTGTCGGCGCACAGTTCTTAAAAAACAACATCTGGAAGTACAATGAAGGTGCTGTGTACGGCAGTGAAGAATACGGATATTGTTACCGCGATTTTGCGGAAAAGAAACTCCGTGTCATCTGCCTGAACACCTGCGAGGGCGAGACAGTGAGCGGCGAGAACGCTGCGTACTGTTGCTCTCCGGAGCAGTTGCTATGGTTCGCCCAGACGCTGCACGCCGTCGGCAGTAAAGCAGATGCGGCGCAGTGGGGAATTATAGTTCTCGGACACTACCCGCTTGATTTAGGCGGCGCATATCCGACAGGAAACATCGTCAAAGCTTATGTCACGGGAGAAAGCACGGTGCAGAACGGCGTTACGGTGAATTTCAGCGGTCACAATGCAGCGAAATTCATTATGAACGTTCATGGTCACAACCATTGTTTCCAGTTTGGAAAATTGCACAGCGTGGCTAACGGACAAGGGACGGAGTTTGACGCATGGCGTATGTGTACGCCTAATGCCTGTTTTTACCGCAACAACAGCGGAGTCGTAACCATGAACGGCATTTCGTTTGGAGACCCTGCCCCGCATGACAAGACGGCGGGAACAGGAAAAGACACGGCTTTCAACGTCAATGTCATCAAT